AACAAGAGGATATATAAAATATATAAACTTCAGAGACGTAAAGATGTTCAAAAGAAAAGGTGGCATCAATCAATGATGTTAAGAAAAAACTTTAGTGGGGATTGGAAATGAGATTTTCAGAAAAAGTCAGACTAGCAGAACAAAAGTTTAAAAATGGTGGGGTATATATATGCCCCGTCTGTGACGGTGAAAGCAGAATATGTGATGATGACTATCAATCATCAGAGTGCGAGTTAATAGAAAGTGAAATGCTAACAGAACAAGCAAAGGAAGAAAATTATGAGTGAGCAAAACACAATAGATAAATTAAGAAAAATGAATGTAGAAATGCTAAAAGTTGTTAATTATTTCTATGATGAATATACAAAGGAAAGAGATAAGGTTAAAGAACTTGAAAGTTATGATCCACAATTAGAAATGTCTGTATCGCAAACAAATCAGATAACTAAACTAGAACAAAAGGTTTCTTATTTACTAGAAAAAAATGCATACTTAAAAGAACGTGTAGAAGAGTTAACACCTGATAAGGCGATACCTAAATACGATTTTTGTGAGATACCTAATAATAATTATGGTAAATCATTTGTAGATGCTATAAAACAATATCTTAACACAAAGAAATATAAAATGCGAGTGAGAGGTCAACACATCAGGGAAGAACTAAAGGGAAGAGGTTTGACATACCACGGACAAAACATAGAACAATCAACACATTTACGAGTTTACATTGAGGAAAAATAAATGAATGATATAGAAATAAAACTTACAGAAGATGACATAAGAGATATGTCAATTATAGCAGTAGATAAATTACAAGCACAAGGTATAATAATTGATGATATTGACTTTGATGTTCAAGATACTATAATTGATAGTATTAATATAGTTTTAAATAGAAATAGAGGATAAATAAAATGATTAAATATAATAACTACTATGGATCAGAATTAGAAAATCACGCAATAGCTATAACACAATATCAACACCCAAATACTATTCAGTTAGGTGATGTGAATGATATTGATTTTACAAGTCATAAATTTGACCAAGTTGATTTACTTTTGGCAGGTTCACCTTGTACATCTTTTAGTATGGCAGGTAAGAGAGAAGGATTTAAGGCAGAGAGTGGACAATTATTTTTTAGATTTATTGATGCACTCAAAACAATACAACCTAAATATTTTTTGCTTGAAAACGTCAAGATGTCTAAAGACAATCAAGATATTATGATTAGTGAAGTGACAAAGGCTATAGGATATAAACCTTATGTTTACTTTATTAATAGTTCTATTACATCACCACAGAACAGATTAAGAATGTATATAACTAATATTAAAATTGACCCTACTCAAATAGTAGATAAAAAATTAGTTATTGCAGATATACTAGAAGAAAATGTTGATGCATCTTGGAATTTATCAGACAAAGCTAATGAAAGATGCAGAACAAATCCTAGAAGTAGGGCATTTAAGATAGGACAAAAGAAAAGTGGTGCATTATTAGCTAATCAATATAAACAATCTACAGATGGATTATATCCAATATCAGATAGTACAGTTTTAGTAGGTGATGCAGATAAGTATGCTCATTACAATTATAATGCTACTAAAAGAGTGTATCATCAAAATGGTAAATCACCTACATTATTAACTATGCAAGGTGGCAACAGAGAACCAAAGGTAGCAACCTATGATCCCAAAGGTGGTAGGATTGTTAATCGTAGGTTAAATGCAAATGGTGTCCGAAAAGATAACCAATTAGATTTACCTTTTACAACACAATTAGAAGTCAGGGGAGATAGCAAAACTAATTGCTTAACAACCGTTGAAAAAGATAATGTTGTTGTAGGTGATGATGGTTTGAGGTGGAGAAAACTATTACCTACAGAAGCAGAAGCATTACAGAGTTTGCCTAGAGATTATACTGCTATGGGAACTTATCCAATAGATAGTAATAAAAATGGATATAACTTTACAAAACACACAAAACCTGTAGCTAAATCTAATCGTTTTAAAGCAGTTGGCAACGGTTGGACAGTATCCGTTATTAATGAAATATTTAAAGGTATTCAGGGAGATTTACGAGATGTACTATCTTTATTTGATGGTATTTCTTGTGGACAACAAGCACTAAAAACAACAAATAGGAGCAACTAAATGAGAGATACAAATAATAAATTTAAAGTTAAACTAGATAAAATTAATTATGAAGATAAAAAGTTATTATTAAGAATACATAATAATTTACGAGAGTTAAACGATACCATTCTAGAATGTGATGATTTATGGCTATCACAAGTTAGAACATTGAGAACAGACATCTATGATATACAAAAATTAATAGATGCAGTTCCACCAAAAGACACAAACGGTAAAGAGATGTTTTATGCTACAAACTTTGTTTTAAAAGAAGATGGTAACAACTAATGGATATTATTATAGGTATAATAACTTTTGTTATTATTATAGCTTTAGAATCTTATAATATATTATGATATTAACAATAATAAATGTGGTGGTAGCTTTAATTAGCTATCACCTAAATTCCTGGAAAAATGTGGTTTTGCTGCATTTTTTAAAATTTTATTTACGGTCAGTAGTGGGGGGGAAAACGGTTTATGAATAAACTACCAAGATATGTACAAAAACAAAAATTTAGTAATGGTTCTATATTTTACAGATTTAATCCACCACAAAAATATGTAAATGGTGGGGTGGTAAAGAGAGTTAATTTAGGCAGTAATTTGTCAGAAGCAAGGCAACAGGCAAGTAAATTTAACGCTCTTATAGATAAATTTTCACACGAAAGCAAGAAAGTTATATCTATTTCTACATTACCTACTTTTTTTGGTTTGGTGTACGAATATAAAAAATCTAATGATTTCAATAATTTAAGTGTTAAATCTAGAAAAGATTATGTATATTTTTTAGACAAAGCTATGGAAACCACTTACCAATCTAAAAATTTATCTGATATAAAACTAAAAAATATCAGTGGGGGAATGGCAAGACAATTATACGAAGTGTGGCTTAATCGTGGCATTTCTATGGCTAATCACATCTGTGCAGTTATAAGAAAAGTATATTCTTTTGGTATTGAGATGGGATATGTCGAAGTAAATCCATTTAAATCTTTCAAGCTAAAAGCTACACAAAAAAGAAATACTGTTTGGTCAAGGGAAGAGATGTTGGTTTTTTTGAATAAGTGTTATTCTAAATTTGAATATCGTAACATAGGTTTAATAGCACAGATGGCATATGAATGGTGTCAACGCATAGGTGATATGAGAACTTTAGAGTTTGAAAATATAGATTTTAATAAAGGTGTGTTAAAATTGCAACAGTCAAAACGTAGAGCAGTAGTAACTTTACCTATTAGTGATGATTTACTTGATATGTTAAAAAATCAAAAACAAGACTTTGGATTTCAAAAATATGTAGCACCTAATCCTAAACCTAAAGGTGGGGAGTATAAGCCATACACAGTGCATACTGTATCTATATTAGCTAAAAACATAATGAAATCAGTAGGTTTACCTAATAACTTATGGTTAATGGATTTTAGACGTACAGGAACTACGGAGATGGTAGAAGCAGGTGTATCTATGGGTCAAATAATGTCTGTTACAGGGCATGTAAATCCTAATAGTGTCAAACCATACATGAAACACACATATACAAGTGCAGAAAATGCTTTGACAAAAAGAAAAAAATATGTTATTAATAATATATTATGAATATATATAATTACATAAATGATTTAGATATTACATTAGGTGAAACAAAACGCATGAATTGTCCTATATGTAATGGGTATAACACATTTACTGTTACTAATAATATGGGTAACAGAGTATGGAATTGTTATAAAGTTAGTTGTAATGCAAAAGGTAATGCTAAATATCATTTAACTGTAGATGAAATACGTAATTATAAAAAAGATAAGTCAACTACAGATGATTTTATACTACCTGAGTATATTACTAAAACAGATAATAAATATGTAAAAGATTGGTTTATATCTAGAGGTATAAATCCTGATAATGTAAACTATATGTATGATGTAAAGGAAAATAGAGTAGTATTTCCTATTGTACATAATAATAAAATAATAGATGCTACAGGTAGAGCATTAGGTAAAAAGTTACCTAAATGGAAAAGATATGGTAATAATAGTTTACCTTTTGTGTCAGGTTTTGGTGATATAGCAGTGGTTGTTGAAGATTGTTTAAGTGCAATAGCTATAGGTGGTCAGATATATATGGGTGTGGCTATACTAGGAACATCTTTAGGTGATGAACATAAAAGATACTTATCTAGATTTCATACTGCAGTTATAGCACTTGACCCTGATGCACTACCAAAAACTATGCAGTTTGCAAAAGAGTTGAGAGGATATGTAAAAAATGTAAAGATATTAAAGTTGACAGATGATTTAAAATACTGTAGAGAAGAAGACTTAATAAATTTAAAAAAGTTAACATTGAGTGGAGAAACAAATTGGAATTATCAATAATAAGAAGTTTATTAGATAAAAAGTTTTATGATGATCATCGTGGAGCAAAATGCCCTGATAGATTATTTAGTAAAGATGTTCGTAAAATAAAACAATCTGTAGACTTAGCTATGCAAAAATATAATAGATCAGTAACACCTGATGAAATACAAGCGTTGTTCTTGTCTAGTAATCCTTCTATGACTACTGCACAAAAGAACGCATATGGTGATTTGTTTAGGCAAATTAAAAATGAAAAATCAATGGGAGAAGATATTGCACAAGAAGTATTATCTAAATTATTTCAGCAAGTTGTTGGTGAGGATATTGCTAACCTCGGTTTTGACTATGTTAATGGTAGTATTTCCAGCCTTGAACCCCTTAGAGAACTTCTTAATATGTATGGGGATAATTTTATCCCTAATATAAAAGTTGATTGGGATAATATAGACGTAGAAACACTGCTTGAAAAAAATGATATGGAAGCTAGGTGGACATTTAATATATCATCACTTACAAGAAAAGTAGAAGGTGTCAACGCAGGACATTTAATAGAGGTAGGAGCAAGACCTAATACAGGAAAGACATCTTTCCATGCGAGTATTGTAGCAGGAGCAAATGGATTTGCTAGACAAGGTGCTAAATGTATGATACTTTGTAATGAGGAAGGAAGTCATAGAGTAGGTATGAGATACCTAACTGCAGCTACAGGAATGAACAAGTGGGAGATAAAAGAAAACCCAAGAAAAGCAGCAGAATTATTTGCACCTATAAAGAAAATGCTAAACATATTTGATGCTACAGGAAAAGATATGGCTTGGGTAGAGAGCGTGTGCAAAGGACATAAACCTGATGTTGTTATACTAGATATGGGTGATAAGTTTGCTAAAACTGCAGGGTTTGCTAGATTAGATGAAGCATTAAAAACAAATGCTATACATGCAAGACAAATAGCAAAGTTACATAACTGTGCTATCTTTTATATGTCTCAACTGTCTGCAGAAGCAGAGAACAAGGTTGTTTTAAATCAAGCTATGATGGAAGGTAGTAGAACAGGAAAAGCAGCAGAAGCAGATTTAATGATATTAATAGCTAAAAATCCACCTGTAGAAGGACAAGAAGAGGAAGATAATATGAGACATTTAAATGTAGTAAAAAATAAATTAACAGGTTGGCATGGTATAGTACATAGCACATTTGATTATAACACTGCGAGGTATGAAGCATGAAAATAATATTAGATGTAGAAAACACAACGACAACTAGAAATGGCAAAATGCATTTAGACCCATTTGAACCTGATAATAAATTAGTTATGATAGGTATATTAAAAGAAGATGGACAAGAGCAACTGTATAATGTTGATGGTGGATCACCTTATCATCATTTATTAATACAAAGAACTCTAGACAATACCACATTACTAATAGGACATAATATTGTTTATGATTTAATGTGGTTGTGGGAGTGTGGTTTTAAATATGATGGTGATGTCTTTGATACTATGCTAGGAGAATACATTTTACAGAGAGGTGTTAAAGAACCATTATCATTAGAGATGTGTGCAGAAAGATATGATTTAGACCACAAAAAACAAAATACGTTGAAGGAGTATTTTAAAAAGGGTTTAAATGTTGATGAAATACCTAGAGATGAATTGTCTTCATACTTATCATCTGATTTAAAAGTAACAAAAGAATTATATGATAGTATAATATATAGATTAAATAAAGAAGATAGTATAGGCTTAAAAGAAACAATAACTTTTACTAATCAAATAGCTTTAACTTTAGCACACATATATAGAAGAGGTTTTTCTGTAGATATGAAATCTTTAAATGAAGTTAAGGAAGAGTTTTTAAAAGAGAGAAATGAAATAACACAAAGATTATCTTTACATGTAAGAAAGTTAATGGGTGATACACCTATAAATTTAAATAGTCCTGAACAAATGTCTTGGGTTATATTCAGTAGAAAACCAAAAAGTAAAGAGATGTGGTCTAATAGCTTTACACCATATATGGATAAAGAAGATTTTAGATTAGCAATGAAACAAAACTCAGATATAGTATTTAAAACTATAGCTAAAAAATGTTTTACTTGTGGTGGTTTAGGTAAGATTAGACGAACTAAAAAAGATGGCAGTCCATTTGCAAAAGAATCAAAATGTATAGACTGTTCTACTTTAGGGTATACTTTTAATAATACTAATGAGATTGCAGGGTTAAAGTTTTATCCACCTAGTGCAAAATGGGTAAGTGCTAATGGTTTTAGTGTTAGTAAAAATAATTTAGATGTTGTACAACATATTGCTAAACAGAATAACATGGAAGAAGCAGTAGAATTTTTAGGTGATTTAAAGAGATTATCTGCATTAGAAACATACCTTTCATCTTTTGTAGAGGGTATAGAAACACATGTTAAGAAAGATGGTCTATTGCATGTTAGACTATTACAACATAGAACTGCTACAGGTAGATTTAGTGGAGCAGACCCAAACATGCAGAATATGCCTAGAGGTGGTACGTTTCCTGTAAAGAAAGTATTCGTATCAAGATGGGAAGGTGGCAAGATAATGGAAGCAGACTTTGCACAATTAGAGTTTAGAACTGCTGCATATTTGTCACAAGATAAAGTAGCTATAAAGGAGATAGAAGATGGTTTTGACGTTCACTCGTATACTGCAAAAGTTATTACTGATGCAGGACAAAAGATTACAAGACAAGAAGGTAAAGCACACACATTCGCACCACTCTTCGGTGCTACAGGGTTTGGGAGGACACCTGCTGAAGCAAAGTATTATGAACAGTTCACGAAAAAATACGAGGGGATTGCTACCTGGCATACTAAATTGGCTAAAGAAGCTATGACTACAGGTAAAATAAAAACACCTTCAGGTAGGGAGTTTGCATTTCCTAATATAAAAAGATTGTCGAGTGGTAAGGTTACTAACTTTACCCAAATAAAAAACTATCCTGTACAAAGTTTTGCTACTGCAGATATTGTACCTTTAATTTTAATAGAAATAAATAAAAGACTTGACAAGCATATGTCATGTGTGGTAAATACAGTACATGACTCAATAGTAATAGATATACATCCTAGTGAAGTACAAGATGTTATTGCTATTATAAATAGTGTAAACGATAATATGACAGAATTAGTAAATAAAAAGTTTAACATAAATTTGAATGTACCTCTTTTACTAGAAGCTAAATTAGGAGATAATTGGCTTGACATGAAAGAGGTAGTGTGATATAACTACTAACATTTTAAAAAAGGAGAAAAATATATGAATAATGAATTAACAATAAAAAGTATAGATGCAACAGATTATTCTGTTATGTCTAAGGCAATGGGATTATCAAGTGAATCTAATGGTTCATCATCCTCTAGTATTAGATTACCTATATTAAGAATACATAAGGATGCTTTGATGCAAGATAGTAAGATCAATGGTAAAAAAGTTAAGGAAGAAATATTACCTGAAGGTTCTTATGAACTAAAAATTATAGACGATAAAAATAGTTACTTTTCAAATAAAATTAGTATTAGAATTTTTATGCAAAGATTTATGTATAAAAAGTTTTTTGGTGCTACTAAGAAGTATGAGAAGACTGTACTAGCAGATAATTTAAATATGGATTTAAAAGATACTATGGGTACATTTAACTTGGGTAGACCTTTAGGTTTTAATAAGGATTGGGGTAGCTTACCTGAAAAAACAAAAGAGTTAATTAAGTCAGTTAAAAGAACTCGTGTTATATTTGGTAAAATTACAATGCTTGATAAGGTTGTAGATAGTACTTACAAAGATATAGTTGATTTTAAAGAGACACCTTTTATGTGGGAAGTAGATAATAACACTGCATTTAAAGTTATGGGTAGTCCTATAAATACACTTTCAAAAATGCAATTAATACCTATTAACTATCCAATAGAGATGACTACTGTAAAACAATCTATACCTAGTGGATATTTTTACTTACCTTCACCTAATTTAGATTTAACTAAAACTGTTGATATAAGTGAAGATGATCATTCTTTATTTACACAATTTCAAGAGTGGGTTCAAAATACTAATAATTGGGTTGCTAGGGAATGGGAAAACAACATTTCTGAATCAGATGATATGTCACAAGATGATAAAAATTTAGTTGATAATTTTATCGATATTGATTCGTCTACAGGTGTTAAGTAATGAACCATAGAGGAGAGTTGGCTATACATGAATACCTTAGAAAAGTTTCTGAGGGTAAAGAAACTATGTCTAAAACAACTATTAAACAAATAGCAAAAGACATAGAAGAGTCATTAAATCGTCAATTCTCTTCTGATAAAAAAAGAAGTTTTTCTTTACGTATGTCAAATATAGGAAGACCTTCTTGTCAACTGTGGTTTGAAAAAAACTACCCTGAAAAAGCGTTACCTAAACCAAATACTTTTATTATGAATATGCTAATAGGTGATATAGTTGAAGCTATATTTAAAGGATTACTAACAGAAGCTAAAGTAGATTATAAAAATAGTGATACTGTTAGTTTAGATATAGATAACACTTCTGTTTCAGGAACATATGATTTAATTGTAGATGGTGCAGTAGATGACATAAAATCTGCATCTGATTGGTCTTATAAATATAAATTTGAATCTTTTGATAGTTTAGCAGAAGGTGATAGTTTTGGTTACATAGGACAACTTACAGGATACGCTTTGGCTAGTAATTCAAAAGTAGGTGGTTGGTGGGTTGTAAATAAGGCAAATGGTAATTTTAAGTATGTTCCTGCTACAAATATAAATGTAGATAAAGAATTAAATAAAATAAAAAACAATATAAAAAAGGTAGATAGTAAAGAATTAGTGCGTTGCTTTAGTCCTGAACCTGAATACTTTAGAGGTAAACCTACAGGTAATATGGTTTTAAGTAAAAACTGCACTTTTTGTGATTTTAGACAGGCTTGTTGGTCAACTTTAGAAACATTACCTGCTAAAATGTCAAAAGCAAAAGAACCTAAGATGGTTCATTATGTTAATATAAATAAGGAGAAAAATATATGAAAGATATAAAAATAGATGATATGGCAGAAATGATTAAGGAAAAAGAAAAAGAACTCTTTGAACTTAAAAAAGAATATAGAGAACGTAGATCAGAAGGTTTACGACATGCTATAGAACAACGTAAAGAAGCTGAAAAGTTAGTGCGTGAAGAAATGAAAGCACTTGGCTATGACTATGGTTCTGTTACACGATATTGGTTATAGATGTCTGCTTACAGTGCTACATACATAGCACGTAAAAATGGGTATAGGAGTGGTTTAGAGGATACTGTTGCATCTTATCTAAAAACTCACAAGATAAAATTTCTTTATGAGAAAATAAAGATAGAATGGGAAGACCTAGCATATCGCACCTATACCCCTGACTTTGTTCTTAATAATGGTATTATAATAGAAACAAAAGGTATATTTACAGTTGTTGACAGAAGAAAGCATCTCTGTATTAAAAAACAACATCCTGGTTTAGATATACGTTTTGTATTTACTAATAGTAAAACTAGATTAAGAAAAGGTGCAAAGTCTAACTACGGTCAGTGGTGTATAAAACATAATTTTAAATACTACGATAGAATAATACCTGAAGAATGGTTAAAAGAAAAAGGCAAAATTAAATATCCTGCCTTTATAGGTTTTAAAAAGAAAAAAATAGGGAGCAAATAAATGGAAGAAAAATATAATAATGATATTACCATAACTATACACCCTGTAATGGAAGGATCAGGTATTAGTACTCAATGGTCAGGACAATTACTTATGAGTATACATATGGATAAACGAAACAAGTTAACTGATGCAGATGAAATTGAATTAACACATATTGCTAGTATGATGTGTAATTCTATATGTATGCCACCATCTTTTTTAGAACAACTTGATGACATCACAAGAACTAATAAAAATTTTTTTCTTGAAGATAATATATATAAATACAAATCAACAGATAAAATACTTGACAAAAAAGAAAATATAATTACTATAGATTTTAAAAATAACAATAGGGGAAAAAATAATGGCAGCTAGTATAAAAGATATGGTAGATTTTGAAGATGTTATACCAACAGATAAAAAATCTAAGATGTTAAACCGAGAGTTAGTTAGTGATATGGTAAATCATCCACCACACTATAATCAAACAGGTATTGAATGTATAGATGCTATAAAAGCATGTACAGAAGATGGTTTTCAATTTTATTTACAAGGTAATATATTAAAATATTTATGGAGATATAGATACAAAAATGGTCTAGAAGATTTAAAAAAGGCTAAGTGGTATTTATCTGAATTAATAAAGGCTATAGAAACAAATGACAACGCAAAAAATAAAAGTTAAAGTATTTGTTAGTTTAGAAATAGACCCTGAAGAGTATATAGTACCATCAGACGGTATGGTAGAAGATGATTTTGAGGATGCTATACAGGATTTAATACACGACATAGGTGGTGTAAAAATTAAAAATATTAGAGTAACACAGGAGTAAAAATATGACAGATAAATCAAACATGGGAGTAAGTCTACCTACAGACTATCAAAATTTTATAGCATTGTCTAGATACGCAAGATGGTTATCAGAAGATAATAGAAGAGAAGAATGGTTTGAAACAGTTGATAGATATTTAAATTATATTGGAGATCATGTTATAAAAAATTATAACTTTGATAGTAGAGTATATTATGAATTAAGAGATAGAATAAGTCATGCCATAACTAATTTAGATGTTATGCCAAGTATGAGAGCATTAATGACTTCAGGAAAAGCACTTGATAAATGTCATGTTGCAGGATATAACTGTTCCTATTTGCCTGTAGATAGTCCAAGAGCATTTGATGAATGTATGTATATACTTATGTGTGGCACAGGTGTAGGTTTTTCTGTTGAGAGAGAAAACATAGATAAGTTACCTATAGTTAATGAACATTTTGAAGATAGCACTACAGTTATAAAAGTAGGTGATTCAAGAGCAGGTTGGGCGAGAGCAGTAAGAGAACTAATTGCTATGTTATACGTAGGTCAAGTTCCTGAGTTTGACGTTGAAGATGTTAGACCTGCAGGTGCTAGACTTAAAACATTTGGTGGTAGGGCATCAGGTCCTGAACCATTAATTGATTTATATCGGTTTTGTATCGGAATATTCAAAGGAGCAGCAGGTAGAAGATTGTATCCAATAGAATGTCACGATATAATGTGTAAGATTGGTGAGGTAGTAGTCGTTGGTGGGGTAAGGCGATCTGCCCTCATCAGTCTTTCAAACTTAAATGACGATCAAATGAGATATGCTAAATCAGGTCAATGGTGGGAAAATGAAGGACATAGAGCATTGGCTAACAATAGTGTAGCATATAAAGGTAAAGTACAAATGGAAACTTTTATGCGTGAGTGGTTATCTCTAGTAGAAAGTAAATCAGGAGAACGTGGT